AGAAAACATTTTTACCTTAGAAGTCATCCTGGTGAGGTATGGGTTGTAGGCGACAATCATCATGGCGATGAGTGGATTAGTAAAGTAGATGGTGCTCTTAAAACAAAAGAAGAAGCACAAGCTATTGTTACTGCTCAAATCGAAGCAGCACAAACTGCGTACGATGCAGAGTCTGATGAACACAAAGCTCAGTACCCTAGACCAGTAGTATATAATCTTCCATAGTCTTTAACCTATGGCTAAGTATTCTGATATAAAAGGATTTACAGTTCAAACACTGTCAAGCGATACCACTACGTCTGCGATACCAGGTACAACTTGGGCGTCAGGTGGAGATTTACCTGCAGCACTATCTGAAAGTGCTGGGGCAGGTGCTACGTACAATGCCGCTTTAAATTTTGGTGGACAAGGAAATCCACCTAGTCCATTACACCCAGTAAGTGCTGAAACAGATTCATATAATGGAACAAGCTGGTCTGAAGTAGCTGAAATGAATACGGGTAGAAGATTATTAGCAGGAGCAGGTACACAAACTGCAGCTTTAGCATATGGGGGTTGGCCTCCTAACTATGCAAATGCAGAAGAATGGAATGGATCAGCGTGGACGGAAGTTAATGATTTAAATACAGCAAGAAGACAAGCAACAGGAGTTGGTGTAAATGCTGAGGCATGTTTAATGGTAGGAGGAAAAACAACAGCAGCAACTGATAACGTTGAGTCTTGGAATGGATCATCTTGGACAGAAATAGCTGAAATAAATACTGCAAGAGAACAATCAAATAATTGGGGAACATCAACAAGTGCCGTTAGTGCAGGAGGTGTAAATAATCCAGGTGCAACAATAGCAAGTGTTGAAAGCTGGGACGGTTCATCATGGACAGAGATAGTAGATTTAAATCTTGGTAGAAGAATAGCAGGAACTTCAGGAGCAGATAATACATCAGGATTATTTTTTGGTGGTAATAGTCCACCACCTGCATTAGTAGCATCAACAGAACATTTTGACGGAAGTGCTTGGACAGAAGTTGGAGATTTATCTACAGCAAAAATTATAGAATCTTCAGCAGGTCACGATGCTGGTTCATCACTTTCAATCGGTGGTGGAACACCTTCAAGAACTGCAGCAACAGAAGAATTTGTAGCACCCGCAGTATTTTCAAAAATAACTGAAGGACAATTATTTTTTAATTCAACAACAAACGTTTTTAAAGAAACAATAACAGATGTGCCTGGTGCTACTTGGGCTAGTGGTGGAGCTATGAGCACTGGAAGATCTAATCACTTTGCTTTTGGGTCACAAACAGACAATGTCGTTGGAGGTCCATCACCAACAGCAAACTCAGAAAAATATGATGGCACTTCTTGGACAGAAGTTAATAATCCTAGCAATCCGACTTCAGAATCAGGATCAGCTGGAACTGGAACAGCGGGAATAAAATTTGCAGGTAATACAGGATCTAGTAAAGCTAAAACCGAAACTTGGGACGGAACTTCATACACTGAAGTAGCAGATGTTAACACAGCAAGAACAGAGTCATCTGGACTTGGAACACAGACAGCGGCTTTTATGGTTTCAGGTAGAACAAGTCCTGGATCTTCAGGATGCACAGCGAACGTTGAAAGTTGGAACGGTTCAGCTTGGACTGAAACAACAAATGTAAATACAAAAAGAGGAAATACTGGAAGTGCTGGAACAACAAGTTCTGGAATATTTTTTGGTGGTAAAGAGGGATCACCTCATCTTGCACTGACAGAAAAATGGGATGGAACGTCCTGGACTGAGGTTTCAGATTTAAATCAAGGTAGACAATATCTTGGTGCAGCAGGTCTTAGCGCAGATTTAGCATTAGGTTTTGGAGGAAATACTCCTAGTGTAACGGTAAACACAGAAAGCTGGAATGGATCAGCTTGGACAGAAGTAAATAACATGTCTTTTTCTAGTGCATCTAGAAAAGGGACACCGTCTTCATCTTCAGTGTCTAGTTTAGCCAGTGGAGGAACACCTGGTCCTGGAGATGCAACAACTACAGAAGAATGGACAGCTTCATTAGGTAACAAAACAATAACAACAACTTAATTATGGCAACGTATAAACAAATAAAAGGCGTAACAATACAAACACTAGACACCGATCCAGTTGAAGGTGGAATAGGTGGAGGATCTTGGTCATCTGGCGGTGATTTAAATACTGCTAGAAAAGCATCAATGGGCTTTGGAATTTTAACAGCTAACATAGTAGCAGGTGGAGACAACCCTGCAGGAGGCACTACTTATGCTATAGTTGAACAATATAACGGAACATCTTGGACAGAAATTACAGATTTAAATACTGGAAGAAGAAGTGGTAAAGGTGTAGGAAGCACTACAGCAGGTTTAATTGTTGCTGGTATAGGAACATCTCCAAGTAGAGAAGCTAAAGAAACAGAATCTTGGAACGGATCAGCGTGGACAGAAACAGGAGATATAACAAGACCTGCATCAACACAATCTTTTGGTATAGCAGGAGCAAGTAACACATCAGCATTAATTTTTGGTGGAGAACCAGGAACTACTTATTATGTGTACACAGAAAAGTGGGATGGATCAAGTTGGACAGAAGTAAATAATTTAAATACAGGTAGGCAATCCCCAGCAGGTTTTGGAATTGTAACTGCAGCTATTTGTGCTGGTGGATATTCTCCCCCTGCACCTCCAGGAAATGTTGTGGCAAGTAACGAATCTTGGGATGGCACAAACTGGACTGAAGTAAATGATTTAAATACGGCAAGAGGTCAACAAGGTGGATCAGGAGCTTTTACAGACGGTTTAATTTATGGTGGAGGTTCACCTCCTGGAAGAAATGCACAAACAGAGGCTTGGGATGGAACTAGTTATACAGAAGTATCAGATATGGCCACTGCTAGATCTGAATTTGGATATGCTCCTGATGGGGCTAGTCCACAAAGTAGTCAAGCAGCTATAGTTGCTGGAGGTAATACACCTGGTGGTAATGTAGCAACGACAGAAGAATGGACAACAGCAGGACCTACTTCTACTATCTTGGTAGAAGGAGATGCGTTTTTAGGTGGTGGAACAGCTTTTAAAGGTGTTGTTAAAGCAACTAGTCCAGCTACAACGTGGTCGTCTGGCGGTAGTTTAAATACAGCTAGAAGAGACATGTTTGGAATAGGAACAGGTATACCAACAAGTATGATAGCTGGCGGATCAAATCCTCCAAGAGTAGCTAATACAGAACAATACAATGGTACGTCATGGACTGAGGTTGGAGACCTGACTGAAGGTACAACTTCGCCGACTAATATGACTAATGGAACTCCACTTAGTGCTATGGCTGCAGCAGGTAATACAGGACCTAGCCAAGCAGGAGTTCAGGATTCTGAATCATGGAACGGATCATCTTGGTCTAATAGTGCAGAGTTAAATATTTCAGCTGGTGATAGAGGTGGATCTGGAACAGGTGCAGCTGCTTTTGTTTTTGGCGGAACAAATCCTTCTAATCCTAATGGAATAGCTGATTCTGAATTATATGATGGTACTTCTTGGTCAGAAGTTAATAATTTAAATACAGTTAAATATTCTCAAAGTGGTGTTGGAACGCCAACATCTTCTTTGTGTATAAATGGTTATGATCCAGGAGCTTATACTACTGATGTAGAATCTTGGAACGGAACAAGTTGGACAGAAATAGCAAACACAAATAATGCACAGGGTTATGGTGGAGCTGCTGGACAAAGTAATCAAAACGCTGTTAAATTTGGTGGGTCTGGAGGACCAACTGGTTTTTCTGCTTTTACAGAATTATGGGACGGTTCTTCTTGGACTGAGATAGGTAATTTAAGTGCTAACTATGCGGGTAACGCAGGTTCTGGTTCAGCTGCTAGTGCGTTGAACTCTGGTGGTGGTACTAACCCTACTACTTTTAATGCAGTATCTGAAGAGTTTGAAGGATCTCTCACGTTACAGACTATAACAGTATCGTAGACTTGACCTTTATATAGAAAGGTATATAAAGACATTAGAATGAATAAAGGAGATAGAATGTCAAAAGAAAAACGTAATATAGCTACTAAGCTAGAAACAGAGTCAAAGTATTTAACAAACATTTTAGATAGAGATGATGTTAAACATTTTAAAAAATTAATACCAGAACTACAAGATACATGGATGAAGAAACAAATGTTTCGTACAGAAACAGAAATGAGATTCTCTGTATTATCAGATAATAAATATCCTACCAAAGCTGCAAAGTATTGGCAGTCTGTAAGAGAACAGAATACACACTTTGAAAATTTAGTTCACTTATCATTTGATGCTAGAAAGAATGAAGTTGAGATAAAAAAATTAGAGCGCGATATTAGAAAAGAAAAAGACCCATTAGAGAAAGAACTTAAAAAAGTTGAGTTAGAAGAAAAATTATATGGTAAAGCACAAATGGAACTTGTGGCTAAACATAGAATGAGAGAAGTTTCTCTTTGGTCTAAACTTAAAAAAGAATTTCACGATGGTTCTTTTGATGACAGAGATGTAAACACGCACCAAGCTCAATCTTATTTATTAAGATTCCAAAGACAAAAAGAAACAATAACTCCTGGTACAACACAACCAGAAGTATTTAACATACTTGGGCAACTAGAAGCTTTAGAAAAAGGATTGAAAGAAAAAACACTATCTCTAGATAGTAAGAAAACTAAGAAATTAAAATGAAGTTCGATTTTTGTTATTTAGGTCAGACGGTTTTAAAATACCAGGTCCCCCTGGAAGTATTCGTAGGTCTTAATGAAATCTACGAAAGACAAAAGAAACAATTACCTAAAGCCAACAAGCAACTTGTAGGTAAAATTCAAGACGAAGTATCTTTGTTTTATTCAGGTCCTAACAACGATAAGATGACTCAACATAATTTTTTACCACAAGACATACTTAAATGGTTTCATAGTGTCTTTGATCATTACACAGACTGGAACAAAATAGGTCAAACAAGAAAAAACATAAATTCTATATGGGTTAATGAAATGAAAGCACATGAATATAATCCAGTGCATATACATCAAGGTAAACTTTATACAGGTTTATCTTCTGTAATGATTATGAAACTACCGAAGGAAACAGGTATAGAATATTCTGCTCCTGATAAACCTATGAACGGCAGACTACAAATTATAGGTGCAGCCAATGGACAGTTTTCTAAAACAGATTATTCACCCAATATGAAGATAGGAGATTTTTATGTGTTTCCTTATGATATGAGACATTGCGTATATCCGTTTAACGGAACAAAAGAAGTTAGGAGAACATTAGTTTGTAACGTAGACGTTGATTACAATCCTGTGTCTTCAAGAACTGGAGCGGGGCTACACGAATGATACCAAAAATGCCTAGATGGCAATCTTATGTTGCTCAAACAAAAGAACCAATATTTACACCTGAACAATGCAAAATGATTATTGATGCTGGCCATCAATGTGCACCCGAACAAGCAAAAGTTGGTGGTGGAGAAGCGGGTAAATATGATACTAAAAAAAGAATTACAACAATATCTTGGATACCTTTTTCTAAATTACCTGAGATGTATAAAATTATTGAGAATCAATTATCTATTGTAAACTTAAATCATTTTTATTTTGATGGTGTAAGACTTACAGAACCTGCACAGTTTACCGTGTACCCTAAGAAAGGTTTTTATGATTGGCATATGGATTTAAATGCTTTTGGTCAAGAGGGCCAAAATCCAATTAGGAAAATATCTATGACATTATTATTGTCAGATCCATCAGAGTTTACAGGCGGGGATCTTTTATTTTCAGAGATGGGTGATAACAAACCGCTGACCTTGAAACAAGGACAAGCTATATTCTTTGCATCATTCTTAAGACACAAAGTAGCCCCAGTTAAGAAGGGGGTCAGGAAATCATTAGTCATGTGGTTTGGAGGACCGCCGTTTAAATGAGTCAACTACAAAGAAAAATATTATTTCCAACTGCTGTTTATTTTAAAGACATATCTAATTCTAAAGAACTTAATAAATATTTATTTAAGGAAATAAAGAAATGGCGTAAAGCAGATCCTAAAGGAGAAGCAAAAACTAATTCTGGTTTTGGTTGGCACAGTAAAACAGATATGGATAAGCGAAAAGAATATAGACCACTGATAGATGAATTATTTAAAATGGCTTATGAGTGTAATCAAGATTTTGGTGTTGAAGGTAAATTAGGACTGGGTAATATGTGGGCTAACGTTAATCCTACATACAGTTATAATAAAACTCATACACACCCAAACTCATTATGGTCGGGTGTATATTATATTAAAGTGCCGAAGAACTCAGGCAAGTTATTTTTAGAAGATCCTAGACCAGGACCTAATACACATATGCCTAGAAGACTAGATAATCTACCCGAACAATTATGGAGAGTATGTGCTTATGAACCTGTAGAGGGACGTATGATCTTTTTTCCATCTTGGCTTCCACACGGTGTTGATATAAATCTAAATACAGACAAAGGTGAAAAGAATTGGAGAATATCTGTATCTTATAATTTTATACAAATATGAGTTTTAATAAAAATAAATATCAAGTTATACGTGGTGCTATATCTAAAGAGATAGCAGACATAGCCTATAATTATCTACAGATATCGGCCGAAGCAGATCACTGGATGTTACAAAATGGTGTAACACATCCTGGCAATAAACTTATTGGTAATTTTAATGATGCACAAGTTCCAAACTCTTACGCTAAATATGGTGATAGACTTATGGAAACACTGCTAGTTAAAACTATAGCTGTAATGCAAAAGAAAACAGGTCTTAAATTAGTGCCTACGTATTCTTACACAAGGCTATATAGAAACGGTAATATTCTTAAAAGACACAAAGATAGACCAAGTTGTGAAATATCTACCACCCTTAATCTAGGTGGAGATCAATGGCCTATATTTATCGATCCTACGGGGTCTAACAACGTCATAGACGAGTATAAGAACATACATAAGCCCGGAGCACCCAAAGGTGTAAAAGTAGACCTAAAACCAGGAGATATGCTTATTTATTCTGGATGTGATTTGGAGCATTGGAGAGAGCCTTTTGAGGGTAAATTATGTGGTCAAGTATTTCTACACTATAATCATGCAGACGGAAGGTTTGCAAAAAGCAATTTGTATGATAAAAGACCTATGCTAGGAATAGTCAAATAACGTTGAATATCGACGCGATCTATTATAATCTGGAGGTCTATGGCGTTACAAAAAGTACAATTTTTACCTGGATTCAATAAACAATTAACTGCGACTCAAGCTAAAGGTCAGTGGGTTGATGGTGATAATGTTAGATTTAGATATTCTACACCAGAAAAAATAGGTGGTTGGTCTCAACTAGGCGAGAATAAACTTACTGGTGCAGCTAGAGCAATGCATCATATTGTTAATAAATCAGGTAACAAATTTTCTATTATAGGAACTAACAGAATTTTATACGCATACACAGGTGGTGTATTTTATGACATACACCCGATTCGAGCGACTACAACTTTAACAAGTGCTTTTTCAACAACTAATGGTTCAGCTGTAGTTACAATAACTTTTTCAAGCGATCATAATCTTCAAGCAAACGATATCATATTACTAGATAATTTTAGCACTATTACAAACTCAAACTATGGTGCTTCTGATTTTGACGATAATAAATTTATGGTAACTTCTGTGCCATCCTCAACAACTATTACTATTACTATGTCATCAACAGAAGGTGGTTCTGGCGCAACGACCTCTGGTGGTATTAGAGTGCAAGCTTATTACAGTGTTGGACCTGCAGGGCAACTTCCTGGTTTTGGTTGGAGTTTAGGACAATGGGGTGGTACGGTATCGGGAGAAGCACAAACAAGTTTGAATGGAGGTATTAACTCTTCCACGACGACAATTGTGTTAACTGATGCTACGTTGTTCCCATCATCAGGAACAAGCTTTATTCAAATAGGAACTGAAGAAATTTCTTACACAGGTTTATCTGGTAATACTTTAACAGGTGTGACAAGAGGAGTTAGAAACACAACAGCTGCATCACATTCGAATGCAGATACTGTAACTAACTCTACAGACTATGTAGCGTGGGGCGAGGCTGCATCTGGTGACTTAGTTGTTGATCCAGGTATGTGGTCTATTGATAACTTTGGAGATAAAGTTATTGCACTTATACATAACGGACAAGTATTTGAATGGGACTCAAATGCCTCTGGTGCCACATCGACAAGAGCAACGATTATAACTAATGCACCAACAGCGTCGAGAGACATGATTGTATCTACACCAGATAGACACTTAGTATTTTTTGGAACAGAAACAACAATAGGTGATCAATCTACACAAGATCAAATGTTTATAAGATTCTCTAATCAAGAAGATATAAATACGTACACACCTACGGCAACCAACACAGCAGGTACACAAAGACTTGCAGATGGATCTAGAATTGTAGGAGCTGTCAGAGGTAGAGATGCAATTTATGTTTGGACAGATACTGCATTATTTACAATGCGTTTCATTGGTCCACCTTTTACTTTTGGTTTTACACAAGTGGGCACAAACTGTGGATTGATAGGACAGAACGCAGCTGTTGAAGTTGATGGTGCAGCGTATTGGTTTTCAGAAAATGGTTTCTTTAAATATGCGGGTGCACTTCAAACCTTACCATGTTTAGTAGAAGATTTTGTTTACAATGATTTAAACACAACTGCATCACAATTAATTAATGCAGGATTAAATAATTTGTTTGGAGAAATAACTTGGTTTTACTGCACAGAAAATTCTACAGTTGTAGATAGATGTGTAACGTATAATTATCAAGAGTCCTCTCCAGAGAGACCTATATGGACAACCGGCACGTTAGATAGAACAACATGGCAAGACTCTTCTGTGTTTGGTAAACCACATGCAACAGATTATGATGCTGACTCAAATACATCTTATGATGTTGTTGGTAATACAGAGGGTTGCACCATCTATTACGAACATGAAACAGGCACAGATCAAGTAACAGCTAGCGCAGTGACTGCAGTAACTGCAAACATACAGTCTGGAGATTTTGATATCTCACAAGGTGGAGATGGTGAGTTTTTTGCAAAGATAAGAAGATTTATACCAGACTTTTTATCTCAAACAGGTAACACACAAATTACATTAAATTTAAGAAACTTTGCTAATAGTAGCCAAGCAAGTTCACCTCTTGGTCCTTTTACAGTTACATCATCTACAACTAAAGTAGATACAAGAGCTAGAGCAAGAGCTGTGTCTTTAAAAATAGCAAATACAGGTTCATCACAAAACTGGAAACTTGGTGGATTTAGATTAGATATACAACCAGACGGTAGAAGATAATGGCAAAGATAGTACAAATATTAACAAGACCATCATCAACATACAGACAAGATGTGGCTGATGCACAAGTTAGAGATCTTGACGCTATAGTGCAAAAATTAAATACTACATATCAACAAGAATTAAAGGAGGAGGTTGAAGCACAAAACTTCTTTTTAAATTAATGGCTAATAATTTTAAAAATAAAAAAGCAGATTTAACTACAACAGATCTTACAACTTTGTATACAGTGCCTACTGCAACGACAACAGTTGTAAAATCAATATTGGTTTCTGAAGACGCTGGATCAGGGGCTAATTTAACTGTAACTTTAGTTAACTCTAGTGGTGCTATATTTAGCTTATTTAAGACTAAAGCTATAGCTTCTAATGCAACAACTGAGTTGTTAACCCAACCTCTTGTTATGGAAGAAAGTGAAATACTAAAAGTACAAGCTTCTGACGCGAATGAGCTGCACGTTATAGCTTCTATATTAG